CTACGGGTGCTACGGGTGCTACGGGTCCCGCAGGTCCCGCAGGGGCGGCGGCTCCCCTTCCCGATGTTTTCATGGTGGGTATGTTACCTCCGGGTAGCGCAAATATCGCAAGTGCGGCTTCTTACGATGTTGAAATAGGCGACGCCTCGATATTTGCTGTTACGGCACAGCGCGGAAGTTCAATTACCCTTGCAAGTGCGTCGGGTGGTGCTACGAACAAAGTTGATTTAACGCCGGGATTGTATCAAATCACATTCAACGGTTGGGTCCAACTAAACGCAAACATAAGTGGGAGTCTTGATTATCAATTAAAAATATCAGAAGACCCTACATTCACCGCTTCCAACATTTCGTTTGATAGGAACATACAGTTCTTCGGCACAAGCGCAACAGTTACACCTATTATCGACCCGTCACACAGCGTTATGTTCAACACTCAAAATCCAACGTCAATTTACATACGAATACATTGTGTGTCGGGTAACGCGCAGACGTGGTTTTTACGAGGGGATGCGGCAAGTCAATTGACGAACATTTCAATTTTGAGGGTTAGCGACCCGGTATGAGGTGATATGATGATATGGTTATGGGCTTTGTTGGCGTTTTGCGCGGGTTTTGTTTTAACATGGATGGCGACGATTGATTCAAAAGATTCGTTTATCATCTTTGAATCGGATGAGGAATTGCAACAAGCGTGTTGGGAAGGACTACGAAAGGGTGTGAAGTGATGGGTAAACTGAAAGAACGCTTAAGTCAAACTTGCGCGGGGTGTAAAGATAAAGTTCTTGCGCGCCGCATAGAGGGTCGCTATGTTAATGAACGAGAAACGCGCGTACTGATTTGGGAGTGTCCTACATGTCATCATCTTTGGCGCGAATCAAACCTCGCTACGCCAAAATTCAAACAACATAAAGTGAGTGATTTGAATGTCTAAAAATAAAGAAAATGTCATGAAGCCGAATAAGGAACAGAAGGGTAAGAACGCTGTTCTGATTATTGCTGTTGGTAAACATCCAAAGATGGGTCCGGGTGAGCGCAAATACAAGAAAGGCGTCAAAAAGGCATTCAATGTTCTCAAGCGAGATGACCCGCGAAAGATTGCACGAAAGCGCGCTGAACGAAAAGCAAAGTACGAAGCGCGTTTGAAACGCCGTCAAGCAAGAGAAGGTGGAGAAGGGGTCAAGAAACCTGCTCCGAAGCGTGTTGAAAACGCACCGCCAAGTGAACCACGAACGGGTGGTAGTGTCGCAGTTAGGCGAACACCGTCGAAGAAATTTGATTCAAAGGAACTACCGAAGATTGTCGAGCGATTTTCGTTGGGAGATTCCGACAATCCATCTGAACTATCCGAAAGAAATAAGCGCGATTTAGCAAGAGTATTAAGGATAAATCCCAACCAAATTGAGGTTGGTAACCCTGCTCTTGAGAACTCAAACGCTTTCAAGGCTCTTGAAAACATGGGTCGAATGCGTTTCAAAGAGCGAGATTTAGAACGCGATAAATTCACAGAAATGATGAGAGATGGCGAAAGAGAAGAGGGTAGACTCGGTACAGGTGTAGAAGCCGGCCTTGACGCAATGGCAAATAGATTCCCTAAGAGTGGTGGACGAAGCAAACCCGAAGCCGGCGGAGAAGAAGAGCGCGAGGCTAAATTCATGCAACGACTGCGACAGGCTCGTTCAACAAGCGACATAGAAGACCGCGCGGATAAAAGGCGTCGTACTATTGACGAAGAGAATGAACCCAAAACCGGTGGTCTTACGCGAGAACCCGCGTTTAACATGCAACCGTTCGGTCACACAGGCGCAAGTTTAGGTGGTTTTGCGGGGGGAGATACAGACAAACCTCTCGGTTTCAGACCTCCGCGTGTACCACCTAAACTCTCATCCCCACAAGAAGAGGAAGAAGAACCGGACTTACCGGAGTACCCTCAATTTGCAACAGGCGCACCTATGGACTTAGCATTCCGTATGCTAAAGATGTCGAAGGGCAACCCAAGCATGGCGACTTACGAAGACGAAGGAACTATCCACCCTGCGGCTATGAATTATGCGCGCTTAGTTGATAATCCGGCAAAATATGATGACCGATTTTATGGTAGCGACACACCAAATGAAATTATAGATGCAATCACCGCCCAACCTACGGGAACTGAATTCAGCGACGCGCTTGATAAATTAACTCCTGAACAAAAGAAAGAGATGCTTGACAGGTATCGCAGGTCTGCAAAGGACGAAACGAGCCGTCAAATGAAACGAATCATGCCTCTTGATGAAGGCGAAAGAGAAGATGCGCATGAAGCGCGACATGTTCAACGGATGCCTCGACCCGGAGATGAGTAAGGTGAGCGAATACGAATACATCATGCACGAACCCATCACGGCGGAAGAACTCGCTATGATGAGTGATGAAGAAATTGCGAAGGAAGTCACCTTCTGTGATTGCTGTTCACCGTTCCAAAAAGCAACTGCTGTGCTGAAAGCAAAAAAAAAGCGAAGTAAACCATTTCACGGCTACAACCCAAACAAGCATAGCCGTAAAGGTGGATTGAATGCGAAAGGTCGAGCCGCCGCGAAGCGAAAAAGCGGTGCGAATCTCAAACCACCTGTGACAACCAAACCAAGCAAACTCAAACCCGGTGGTAAGAAGGCCAAACGCCGTAAATCGTTTTGCGCGAGAATGGGTGGCGTCAAAGGCCCAACAAGTAAAGGAGGTAAACTTACTCCGAAAGGCGCGGCTCTTAAGAGGTGGAACTGTTGAGTCAATGCGATTGCCAACATTGTTCATGCCTCAACAAAGCATGGGATTCTATAGAAAAGAAATTATGTCCCGCAGGTAAAGCGGCGGCGAAGCGCAAATTCAAAGTGTACCCAAGCGCATATGCGAATGGGTGGGCTGTTCAATACTGTCGCGGTAAATTCAAAGGAAAGAAGGGGAAGAAGAAATGATGGTGAGGATGTATGAGCAACAAATTTGAATGGCTAAGGAAGCGATGCGATGAGCGTCAGTACCCCTTTTGTGGGCTTTGCTATTTAAACGGCCATACCGAACAACCACATTGCGATGAGTGTCACCCGAAGGCTGTTATTCACGAAGTCAATTGGAGGAAGAAGTATGCGGTTAATGGATGAACTGATGCTTTTAGGCGCTTTCGATAAGGCCGAACTTTCACCTTCTGCAAAGAAGCACAAAAAGGAGTACGATACAAAGTACGAGTCTACACCCGCGCGGAAGAAATATCGCAGGGAGTTGGAGGCCGAGCGTCGTAAGCGTGGTGTCGATGGTAAGGGTGGTAAAGACATGAGCCACACAGCAAGAGGTACAATCGTTCCCGAAGACGTGCATGCGAATCGCGCGAGGCATTTCAAATCAAAAGGCACGTTGAAGAAAATCTATGCTCCCGATGATAGACCGAAAAAGAAGGACGGAGAAGATGACGATACACCTCCACCTGCCAAGCCTCGCACAGATTTTCGAGCAGAATATGAAGAATTGATGGAGAACCGTGACCATCCTGTTTTCAACATCCCTATCTTTTACGACGAAAAAGGAAACCCAATACCTCCTAAATACGAACCACAGGCCATAGACATAGGAGGCCCTTGTAGGTTTGAATGTGGAGGTAAGAAGGTTCATAGACACGATTCCGCGATTGGTTGCACTAACTCATGGTGCGCCGCTAATACGCCGGAAGAAATGATGGAGTCGTCAGAAGGGCGTCCACAAGGAGAACAAGATTGGACAACTTCTCGTAAGGTAGGCGACGTTTTTGTGACACGACCCGAAGTCACAAGGGTGGACCCCAATCCTCCGGAAGATTCTCTTGAAGCCAAAGTTGCGCGCATGGCTAATCGCCCTAACGCACCCAAACAAGACCCTCATTATCAGTTTTCTTTCAAGGATGAGGATATTTACCAAAGACTAAATGCACAAGGTAACCCTCCATCAACTTATGTGGGTATGAACCATCCCGACCTCCGAACAGGAGAGCCGATGGACATAGCCATGCGCTTGTTGAAAGCACCACAAATGAATCTAAGCGGTCATTCTGCTGAATGCGAACTATGTGGTGCGATGATGAATGCTCAAGAAGCGTCTGTGTCTAATCAACAAATGGGTGTATCAGTATGCACACCATGTCTAATGCGGGAGCAACAAGAAATCAATCAACAAAGGGACGACGATATGATGTATCGTTCCGAATCCGTTATTGTCAATAAAAATCTCAACCGATGGTTCAAAGAGAAGTGGGTTGATGTTTCGCGCACAGGAAAAGATGGCAAACATCCTCCGTGTGGTCGAAGCAAAGCAAAGAAGTCATCGAAAGGATACCCAAAGTGCCGACCAAGTGTGAAGGTATCGAGCAAGACACCAAAAACTTCCGGCTCTATGACCTCCGGTCAGAAGCGCGCGGCTACAAAACGTAAGCGTAGTAAGAAGCAGGGTGTTGGTGGCAAACCCACCATCGTTAAGATACTCAAGAACGAAGACCCGAATCAAAGACGCTTGTTTGTTCAAGGACAGAAGACACTCGACGGACAACCCGCTTTCTCACCTACAGACTTTGCCGCACAGCAACAACGTAGAGAAGAGGCTAAGAAAGAGGCCGAAGCAAAACAAGCAAGAGCCAACGCTCAAATTGCACATGAAGCCATGACCAACGAAGAACGCAATGCGGCATTTCAAGCCAAACAAGCGCGAGCCAAACAAGCGCGAGAAGCAAATAGAAAACGTGTTGCTGTCAAAAACAAAATGCCTATTGGATTCTTCAAGCCAACAGAAGAAGAGTGATTATTCCTCTTCCAACGTTTCCATTTCACCGACTAAGTTGTTCGCTTTGTGGACAATGAAATCCATCACTCGATACAACACTTCCATCGCAATGATAACAATAGCGATGTAAACAAGAAAATCTCTCATCATCACTTCCTCGCTACAATATCGTCTATGCGTAGAATTGCTGTTGCAACTTCTGTCGCGCTTGTGATAATTTGTCGTACAAGTTTCGCGGGTTCCATGACATCGTAGTCCGACGTTTTGCAGACCTTACCGACTCCTTCGTCATCAATGTACAATCCCCAACGAGCCGGACAAGAACGCAACTCCATAACCACATCAAGTGGGTCCATACCTGCGTTAGCCGCAATAGCCGCAGGGATAATCTCAAGTGAATCAGCGTATGCTTCAAGACACATACGTTCTCTCGCGCTTAGTCCACTTTCGTTTTGAGCATAGTTACGAACTACAGTAGACGCCCTTGAAAGGGCCGCACCGCCACCGGCAAAAGCACCATCGCCTTCATCTTCAAGATGAAGACAAACGACACCAAGAGCATCATCGAAGGCTCGCTCATATTCATCGAGTGTTTGACGTGTAGCGCCACGAACAACCATTGTAACAACTGTTGATTCGGGAACGGTGACGCTTACATAGTCAAGGTCGCCGATACGCTCCTTTTTGATTGCTGAATCATGAACCTTCAAGTCTTCATCTGTGACGTCTGTAAAACGATGAAAACAAGGTAATCCTGTAATCCGAGTTAGTGCGTTCATGTCTGATTGTTGAAGTCTTGACACAACACCTATACCCTTAGCATCGAGATATTTGACGACGGCTTCATGCACACCATCGCGAACCAAAAGAACATCACACATCGTTGATATTTCTTGTGCCGCATGTCCGAGCATTTGCATCTGTTGTTCTTCGATTTGTTGCAACTGCGCGGGGTCGCTTACCTGCATTTGCACCTCGCTTAAATCAAATCCTTCCAAACCACCATCGAGAAGTAAAATTCGCGCGTCTGCAAAAATTGTATCTGTTGGGATTGCGAAGTCTTTGCTCAACACCAATCCTTTATCGTAGTAGGAATCCCACATCGAACCACCTGCTTGTGTGATGATTCGCAGTCTATCCATGTCGCCATCAATAGCCTTTGCAACTTCAACACAAAGGTCAGCCGCGCCTTGTAAATCACTTTCAGCCGCTTTTCCTCGTAGCGCTGTTTTAGCAATCGCATGCGGTTGTCCTTGTATAGCATCTCCTTCCATCCCATCCAAAGCAATTTTGCTCGCACGATTAAACGCACGAACGATTGTCTGTGGGTGAATACCTCTCAGTAGCAGTCCTTCGCTCAAAGCAAGCATTTGTCCACCGAGAACAACGACACTCGTTGTGCCGTCTTTGCATACTTGTTCTTGTGTTTGGCTGATGCCAACCATCATTTTAGCGCCGGGGTGCGCTGTGTCTAATTCTCGCAATATGGTAACACCGTCGTTTGTAACAATGGTGTGTCCTTGTTCATCGACAAGCATCTTGTCCATTCCCGCAGGTCCGAGTGTGGACCTTACGGTTTCCGCTATGTTTACGGCGGCGCGTATATTGCTAATTTGGGCTTCTCTTCCGTTCTTTCTTTCGTCTGTCATTTCATAACCTCCTATTTCCAAAGCACCTCGTAATCTTCGATGATGCCGGAATCTGTGTGTCGCGCCTTTACAACGCCATTTTTTCTACCATGCATGTACAAGTCGTAATTCAACTTGCAATCAGCCAAGCAGTATTTCATTACTGCACCGTACTTTCGCTCTTTCCAAGCGACGGGTGCATCTTCTGAATGCATGATTGTCTTACCCTTACCGAGTGTGTGTTTGCATACCTCATCGAGAGGGATGGCTACACCTGCTACACTACGCAATGTCCATGATGTATCAACAACATGCTCATTCGCTTTATTGAGAAGTACACCTGCATAATGCATATCAAGCGCATCACGCAAAACAGGTAAATCAAATCCGCGAATGTTATGTCCAACAATAACGCCACCCGCGTCTACATGCTTTTTCAAATGCTCTCCGATGGTACGAGGATGTAGTGAATGCACATGGGCGTTTGGGATTTCTATGTGGTCTTGTTTCGTAAAGATGTGTGCTTCTTCACCATCCCATGTTGCAACCACCGTTGGTTCAAACAAGTGTGTCTTATCCCAACCGCCAATCTCATGCGAGTAGTTTGCTGTTTCAATATCCAATGCCATTATTTTGCTCACTTCAATACCCCCTTGTCTTCTTGCTCACGACGGTCATATACAGCATCTACTTTTCTGTGTAGCGCGTCTATTAACTCTCTTGTTGCCACAAGATTTTTCTTAGCATTACCTGCAATGTCTGCTATAATGCGGATTGTTGTTACCGCACTCGGCATGTCTTCTAAGTCGAGAGCAACATCTCCGCCTTCAAGCACATCAAGCACATTGTTCAGTATTCTTTTGTAGTGTTCTTCTTGTTCTCTTGTGTCCATATTTATTCCTCCTTTGGTCGAATGTATTTTGAGTTTTTCAATGTCGTTGTTTGGAATTTGTCAGCCACAGACTTGAATCGTTCATAGGTCGCGGTTTGACTGCGACCCTGTTGGCTTTGATACCGACTCATCATTTCGCTTTTTAGAATCCATCCTTCTCCACGTCCTTCAATTTCAACAGCCTTACACGTCTTGTATGCTTTCATCCATCCTTCGATACGAGCCATCTTCTCAGCCGCCTTAGCGCCGACCTCAACCTCAGACTCAAGCCATAGTACAAGTTGTTCATAGATGTCGTAAATGATTTCAGTTGCCATCTCAACATCGTCGCCGGTGACAGTCCATTCATCTTCAATGTGGATGTTGTCACGCATGATTCTTAGCATAGCAATGTGGGTTGCAAAGACAACCGTGTACGAAAGAACGTTCGGAATAAAAGAACAAACAACATCGCTCATGTGCTTATCCATACCACGAACCAATGTGTAGTACGCGTCTACAGAAGACATCAATTGCGGTTCAAAATCCGGAGCAGGTGTAAACATGTGGTCCATCATTGCTCGCGCTACTTCTTCTTTCTGTGCAGGGCCTAATCCACCCCACTCTTCATGAGTCAAACCTGCTTTTAACAACAGTCTTGACCTTACCTTTTCGCGCAACTGTACAAAGTGTACAGCAATGTCATCAAGCGACATAACGTCATCTAATTTGTTTTTGAAGACGCCACTCATTCTTCGTTCCGATACCATCTGTCGCATGTCGTCGCTCCACGGCCTGTACAAAATCAGAACACGTTGGAACAGACCCTTTGTCAAGACATACTCTTTAACACCGGCAGGTGGGAATGATGTAATCCAAAACGATACGCGCGATTCTGTTTCGACCTTACCGTTTTTCATGTGTTTTGTCAATGTGTTACTGTGACTACCGATAGGGTTCATCGCTTGTTGTAGATACAGAATGACTTCTGAAAAGAATTGCTTTGGGTTGGCTTGAAGAAGGATTGAACCTTCATCAAAATTCAAGCACTTCTTACCTGCAAGCAATCCCGGTTTTTCTACTGTGATGTATCCACCGTCATCATCGGGTATCGAGTCAATTGAACCAATCAACGCGCTGTCCGTTCCACTTGTGAACATGTCAATCTCGATGTTGGCTAATTTGGCTACTTCTCCTGTAAACTCCCACGCAATCGACTTACCCGACCTTGTTGCTTGAATCCAAAATACATGTACGCGAGGGTCAAGTGCGCTCGCCCATACAGGTATTCTTACTTCATCGGCAACTGTTTGGCCTTGTAGGTAAAAGAAGGATATTAGACCGGGTACTTCGTTGAAAAACGAAGTCGTTCTAAACCGTTCAAGGTAATCCTTCACGATGGGGTATTCTTTCATTATGCTGTACTGATTCCATTGTCTTTGGGGCATTTCTCTTTCTCCATGTGGTGTCGATTATGAGGGGCCGACGACTCCCTCTTGGTACAAGACACTCTATAACCATTTCCGCTTTTTCGGTTTCCTTCCTGTAAATAGAAAGATAAATCATTTCTTCTCAACCCTCACTTCGTCTTCACTTGTAAGGACTTCAATGACACGATTCCGTAGTGTTTTACCCATGCGCGGAACATTTCTCAAACACTCTCCACAAGCGGCTTCTTCTATAGAACCGCATGCGTCTACGATAGCATCGGCCATTTCAGCACCGATACCCGGAATTGTAAGCAACATATCCACACGAACATCATTCGTGCTTACACGCTTTACTGCTTGAGCGCCGTGTCTACTCGCTCTTTTGTACGTTTTTTCATGTAGCGCGACCATAAAAGCCGCCGCCTCACTTACGTTGGGCGCTCGGTACAACAAGCACCCAAAGTCTGCAACAATACGACCAAGAAAACCTGTCATCTGTTTCAAAGCCATACTGTGTGTAATAGTGGCCCCTCGCCCTTTAGCGCGAGCCACATAATCATTCAGATTCCCCCAAACAACGAGTCCGAAGTTACCTGCATTCGCATCCATATTATCGAGTTGCCTCATCAAATGGCCGTTTCTCATAGACTGCATCAAATCATCAACGCTTTTGGCTTCAATTAACCAATCACCGCAATGATAATCACCGTTTACCAAATTCTGCCGTAAAATGTTCACTCTCGGTGAGCGTGAATTAGCGCGTCGTTCAATTGCGTCCGGTAACTGACCTCTTTCGTTGGTGTCAATAATCAAAGGGTTGCTCATTCGTTTTCCTCCTTCGGTTTATGATTGAAGCAATAGTCGTCTGATGTTACTTGACGACAAGGTTTACCGCTTGATGTCGTACCTTTGCAAAAGTATTTTTCTGGTAGCGCGTCTGTGTTTTGTTTACAAAGACTGCACAACTGTGTTTTGATTTTGCGTCGATTTCTTCGGCTTGTTGCTTTTCCACACAATTCACAGAAGTTTCCATTTATTGTATGCTTAACCATCAAATGCCACCTTGTAGATGTAATGCAACGGTATGAGGAACAGCAACAATATGGGTAGAACGATAATGGAGATGATAGCAACGATAACTTCCGTCCATCTAACCACCTTCTTCCCCATCGTGTTCACCTGTTCCATCCCATAACTGACACTTACCAATGCACAAGCCTTTACCAATCAAACTTGCGCATGATTCTTGATAACCACCCTCAACTATGGAGTCGGTATGATAGCGCGTTCTGTTTTCATCGTAGTCCGCCCATTGCAAACTCTCGATAAATTCAGTAATGGTAAGTGTATGCTTACTTCGCATTTGTGTTGTGGTTTTCTCAATCGGTAGAAAGTTTCTCAGCCTCGCGGCAAGATACATTACAAGACTTGCGCGACTTACATGTGGAGGGTTGCTTCCAACTTGACAAGCGGCTTCAACCAAGCATGGTAGTATCTTGATTTTACCCATGTTCACCGTATCGAACTGAACAGGTTCACCATCGACAACTCGGAAGTTGCTCTTCTTCACTTCTTCAAGAGGTAGCGACATACCATGCGTACCGTAATAGAAAGAGGTGTTGTTTGGCTTCTGTGCCATTTCGCAAATCTCATCCCAACTCAAACTCAAGAGTTCTGTTGTCATTGGTATGCTCCATCTTAAGACATGCTCCTTTGCGTTGTACGAATTAGGTATTCGTATCATTCGCGCTAAATCAAAAGGTACTGCGGGGTCCATGCAGTACAGACCCATTGATTCTTTCAAGCCATTGATAACCTTTCGACCCGCCGCTTTAATGTGTGATACATCTCTTCCACAGGAGGGTAGATGCGTTCTATCAAGCGCTATCCAAATGTGAAAACCGTTTCCGCTAAACCAAACAGCATGTGATATGTCCTGTTCTAACAGAAAAAGATGAAGACGCTCTACTTGTTCTACAACCTCATCACCTTCAACCTCGACCATCTCACTCCCCTTCCGATACTTCTTATCGAAGTCCAAAACGAAGTTGCGAACGATGGCGGTATTGTATTCCGCGCGAGTTCCTTTTGGTTTTAATGCTCGGAATGAATACACAGACATGTAAGCGCATTGACTGTTTCTCAATGTCGCCCAATACTTCTCAAACTCACCTTGATTGTGTACAACCTTACGAAACAATCCAACCTCTTTGGGATAACCCAACTTAAGCGGTTTCATTTGAACCACCCATAGGTATCGCATACTTCGGGCATAGTTCAATCACTTGACACCATCCACACTTGAAGTCTTGGTCTGTTGTAGGAAAGTGTTCATCAAGATACATCTTGATAAGGTCGCGCATCAGTTTCATCATGCTTCGTTCGCTCACGGTTTTCACCTTTTCAATCGTCCAATGGTCGGCGGCTGAATAGCGCCATCCCCAATGTGTAACGGGTCTGTCGATGTTGTTTTCTTTGAGGAATTCGCTATCGCTGTTGTCGATGAGGAATTTGTAATACGCCATTTCTTTGCGCATGTTGGACATTTTGTTATCCTTCCACTTACCGGTTTTCAATTCAAACAACAGAAGGCCACCATCGTCCGCTTCAAACACACGGTCAATGATTCCGACAAACTGCACAGGTATTGTGCCATAGCCGGGTACTTCTACTTCGCGCTTAACTTCGATACGAACCTCATTGGCTAATGGTTGCGCTGTTTCACTTATACTCATACGCGCTGATTCATATTTCATCAACCAATCCATGTTTCTTTCGTAGTCCTCGTCATAGAATGGAAATTCCTTGTTCTCCTTTCGTCGGTTGTTTACAATCTCAGTCGGTGTTGGGATGTAACGTTTCAACGACTTAGAGATGTCGATACCTTTCTGTGCGGCGATATGCAATGTATGTAAATCTCCACTATCACGCAGTTTGTCATAGAACATCTCCAACCCATTGTGGATGTCATCACCAACAACAAGGTGTTTCACCAATTCCTGTTTGCGCGGATAATTCTGTTCAATCCACATCTGTTGTGCGCACCATAGTGGCGAAGTAAGTGTGGACTTACTCATGCGAATAACCACACCTTCCTCTCCCATTTCTGTCGTCCATGCATAACTTGAGCCATCTTCGTAAATCTTTACCATCATTCTTCCTCCGCTAAAATCTCAAGGCAATGCTCGCAGGGTGCATTGAGTTCGGGGTCTGTACTTAGACGCACATCGCATCGAGGACAGTAGCAATCGCAACCATCCGATTCAACGTGTCCGCAAATCAACTTTGCATCAAGCATCACTTCATTCCCACCATTGTCGGAGCGTCAATCTTGTTGATAAGGTAAAGGTCGGGCATCTTTCGCTGTAGTTCTTCTTGTAGTTCACATACTGCTCGCGCTAATTTTGTAGCGTTGTGAAGGTCTTCCTCAAGAGCATCAATGCGCGCACTTGCTTCCGCATCGAGGTCTTTCAACTTCTTTTGTAGTTCGTCTATTCGGGCTTCTAATTGTTTTACTTTTTCGTTTGTCATGGTATCACCAATATACTGCGGGTCGGGGTTCTCCTGTTGCCGCGCCCAAATCCCAACCCAAGATTTCGTACACGTTTTTCAGTTTGTTCACGATTGCCTTTTGGAGAATCTTTGTGGCATCGAGATTAAATCCTTCCATCTCCTTTTCATCGCGGTACGCTACAACATCAGTTGATGGCATACCTGCCGGAACGGAATTCACATACACCCACTTAACAGAATCACCTGCTTCAAATGGGTCGTCATCAACCATCACGGAATTGTAATAGTTGGCGGCTCTACTCGCAATTGTACCAAAGCGCATTGTACCGTTTACCATCTTTGCAACCGGCGCGCTCCCTATTCTTGTTTGCTGTGTCACTTCTTTGAGGACAACATCACCTTTTCGTACAGGGAGCGACAACTTCAACAATTCATCACGGACTTCGGCTTCATTCTTACCTTGACATATCATCGTCAAAGCAACACGTTCAGCCTTTTTGGTAATCGGTGCTGTATTGCTACCTTTGAGGAAGTTCGCGGTCTTCATCTTCCCCTCGTCTTCGGGAGGGTAATTGACAATACCCGCGTACTTGTTTTTACCTGCCAACAACCAATAGTCATGGTACGCTTCAAGTTCAGCAAATAACTGCTTGTTGCCCGTAGCCGTCTGTATAGAATCAGTTACGCGCTTCGCTAATGTTTCAGCCTCATCGAATGGTACTTGAATAAATGCGCTGTCCGTAAATCCATACAGTACATTGTATCCGAGTCTTGTTGCTGTGCTATCAAGCAATCGAATGCAACGACGTCCTTCGGAAAGAATGGTTGTTGCAATGTCTACATCAGCCCATCCGTATCCAAGATGCGCGGTCATACCGTATAGGCTCGCCATGACGCGCTTTACTGCTGATTGTGTAGTGTCCCACGCGGCTCGTTCCTCTTTGGTTTTAGCGTTGCGCATGTTTTCTTTGCATGTTGCTCGGAAGTCGAAGAGGTAATCAACAACTTGTGGGAGAATACCCTTTGCTGATTGGTCCCAATACGAACCATTCTCAAGTTGAATGATACCTTCACCCGGACCATCTCGCTTTGTTGTGTAGCAAAGATTGAATCCTGTGATGAGTGATGGGTACAGTCCTTTGTAATCAATAACCGCTACACCCTCGTACAATCCGTCATCCGTGATAATGAATTCAGCGCCTTTCAAATCAACCTTCTCACCTTTGTATCGAGAAGGTGCGATAAGATGTGTTCGACGTTGAATTAAGCCACGCGCAAAGTTTGTTACGTTGGTTGCTGATTGAATGGATACACCACACAATCGAACCATCTCAACAAAGAAGTCTGTGACGTTTCGCGCTTCATCAATACCACGAAGAAGAACGGTGTCGAGTAAACAGTAATCAACAAACTCTTCCCAATACTTGTACCATCCATTGTGGACGTCCATGCCCTCAATTTCTTCTGTGAGTTTTGAACCGAGTCCTAACTCTTCCGCGATAGTATTCAACTTGAGATTCGGTAGTTGTCCACCACCACTATCTTTCCAAACGCGTTCAAACCCTGTACCACTTCCCGCAGGTGCGGCAGTATCAAATTGCCATCGACCTGCGATTGGTTGGTCATCATGTCTGTAGCGCTCACCTTTCTTTGGACGTCGAATAACACCCAAAGGGCTTAACTTCGATGAGCCACCGTAACCGTAAATCTTGTCGAGGCGTTCAATCATGTGAGGTATGTCGAAGAATGTTCCCGCGTGAGCAATCATCATGTCAGGGTTGCGTTCGTTGAGAAAAGCAATGAAAGTATGATAGAGGCTTTCTTCAGAATTGAAGATATGAATATCAAAAGTAGTATCGCGAACGGTTCTATCCAAAACGCTATACCCGCCTGTTAGATTATCAAGTTTGTCAAGATAGGGGCAGTTTGTTCTTTCATCAGCCCATGCGAAAACAACGGGTTTGTCAAGGTCGGAGTCGATGACAGCGATGACAGTTGTAAAGTTGTCGTCACCTGTGTTGCATTCAATGTCATACCACCATTTGCGCGGTTTCCATTTTGGCATTGCTGTGCATTCATTGATGAGATATTGGTCGATGAACGACATGTCACCCTCGTAGGTCTTTGGGAACATTTGACTCATCCGATATATGTCGAATGGATTGTGTGTTTCAACTCTATAGAGAAGTCCTCCATCAAGCGCTTCGTAGGTTTTGTCTTTGCACACCTTTGCTTTTGGATACGCTCGCTTCAATTGACTTATTGCAAAATTCGATGTCGAAGCGGGTATGTACATGTGAGGCTTGAAATCGTCCACCTGTTGCTCAACAAGTTTACCATCCTCATTTCTCCAACGTAGGTAGATTGTTGGTGCTTTGTCGTTGTGATAAATAGCATCAGCAATCATCAACTAACCCCCTGTTGGTGCTTGAGAACAAGCAGGTCATCATGCTCATGGTGCTGTAGTACGAGTGCCGCATTAGCGCCCATATGAAAATCAACCATACCATCGCTCATGCAAGCAAGCGTCTGCGGTAGATGAGAACCAAAGTGTGTTACTGATTCCTCCTTACCCGACACGTCATTCAACTTGACGATACGGTTCACGTTCGCACCACCTACAACTTGACCTACTGTAACGACAAGTTCCTTATCCGTAGGGCATATCTTAACACGGCATGGTGCATCCTTACCCGCAATCTTGACGGCTGTTGATAGTCCACGAATATCCTTCATGTTCAAATGTCCGTGAATATCCAACAGCGCCGGTCCAATCTTTGTAAAGTTCGCATCAACCATTGTCTTGATTGCAAAGTTAGCGCGCTCCAAACTTGCGGCTGAACGTATATGTGTGTGGCTCGGTAGGGTCAAAGAGTCCTTCTCTAATTTCAAATTAAGAGAGCCGTCCCATTGGTTCACTATACATAAGTCTTGCGAAGATGCTTTAAGGAACGTTATAACCTTAGCAACGTCGCTGATGTATATTTTACCGGGTCTGTACTTGATGTCAGCACTCAACATCACACTCATGCTCTTTGAGCAATAGTGCGTTGTAGTATCTACTGCACCATAGACGCGGTTGTCTTTTACATTCAACATGAGGTCTTCGATGTTGTTACCGAATCCGTCGATGAATGCTAAGAATTTCTTTCTGTCCACAATTACTTGTGCGGCCATTCAATAGCCTCCCCTGTAAGAGTGATATGCTTTGCGTGACATTTCTCGCAAAGTGGTCGTTGTTCGTGCCACCCATTGTAATTTACATCAAGCCATTTCAAGGATTGTTGCAACATGTCCATAGACGGTGTGTACTGTAGTTTGTCGCCGCATAGGTACAAGTGCGCGTTATCGGCTCGTATGTGTATCGGGTAATTTTTCGGTTTATATATCATTTTCTTCACCTTCGTTCTTCGGGGCTTCCATTGGCACATATCTTAAACAGACGCAAGCGTAATGTGAGATAACCTTCTCACCGTCCGCCAAATGAATCTCTTCAACTTCACCTGTACCACCACAGGCTCGACACTTCGGGTCGGCCTTAATGGTCATACGTTCAGCGAATATGCATTGGCATGGTTCGTTGTCAAAATCAACATCAACGCACTCACCTTCATGGTTCATAATGGCTCGTTGCGTCCATATCATACCCTCGCCACCACAGACCATGCATGCAGGGTCCGCTTCGTAGGAAGGGTATTTGTCGATGAGCGTGTCATGACTTCTTGGTCGCGCTTCGTTGTGTGCTTTTTCACCCGTTCTTGGAAAATCATTGTGTTCGTTTGTATCCTTCATATTCCGTCCTCTCGTAGTTCCGGAAGTCCAAACCATTCCGGTGCTTCTTCTTTCTTGGTCTTCATGATAATCCTTCGTTGGTCAAGAAGTTGAGGATTGGTTCGGCATTTAACGAATTCAACCTCGTAGTTCATTTGTCCTGTAGGAGCGCCGTTCTCATCTCGCACTTTGGTCTTGTGGAAGTAGATGATTTGATTCATGTGGTTAGCGGTTTGCTTCTCCCATGCAGGTTTCTTACCGATGATTGCACCGGTCTTATCCTGTAGTTCCTTGAAGTGTGTTTCCCAATAGACGCGGACACCTAATCCCATCAACACTTTGCTGATTGCTGTCAATTGATGAAATCGAGTTGTGCGAATTTGCCAATTGAATCGCATACCAACTTGTTCATGAGGCTTTACCTTAGCACCAATACCGTCCGGCGCGGTTCCCAAATCTTCAATGAACATACAGTTCTTACAAACTTCATCCCATTGGTCCAAACCCGTTACTAACAACGAATTCAGTTTTGGTTTGTTGCCCGGATTTCTCGCCCACTCAACAAGTGTTCTACCGATGTTCATGACTCTCGCATGTGTTGCGGGATAGTCGAAGGCATCTCTTGTATCACTTTGCATGACCCACGGTGACAGCACTCGGATGTTTCTTGAATGCGCGCGGTGGTGAGATGTGCGGATGGTTTGTCCGCCACCATCAAAGTCGAGAACGAAGATGACTTCGCCGTCCTTGATTTCTTCATCTGTTAGACTGTCGAGAACGATACCCGTCTTACCTGCACCTTCTGCTCCAACCAATGCGCATAGCGTTTGATTGTCCGGTAGGATGTCAGCCGACTCTTGAATCTCATCCCAAATGGATGCTCCAATTGGCGCTCCTGTCTTTTGTTCTTCTTCCAAAGATACCGGAGGAAACGTTGTTGCTTCGTCCAATGTCTTTGTTTCTTGTTCTGCTTGCTCTTGTAAATCCTTTAGATTTGCCATTCCTTTCACTCTCCATCTCCTTCAAATTGGTTGGAGTTGGTGTTACCACCCTCACCTGCGGGAATTGCATAGCGAGGTACTGCATGAATACCAACTGCGCTGATTTTAGGAGTGTCACCATCTTCTCTCTTGGTAAGACCGAGCCGACCATAGATGAAGACTGTGGATTTTACTGCGTATGGTTTCCAACCTTCTTCGGTTGCATACTCAAACACATGTCCGTTGTCGCCTAAGAAACCGTGAATGCTGATTCCAACATCACGTCGGTTGTCATCGCCAAATGTTCGCATCAAATCAAAGGAAGTGACGCGCATGAAATATGTGTAACCACTTGGGTCATACTCATAGTCGCTCGGTTCTAAACGAAGGTCGCTAACTCGCGCCTTGATGAGTACCATAGGTCCAACAGGGTTCGGAATACCCGCAATCATTTCGCTCTTCGTTTCAAAGATTTCAGTCAATGTAGACAAGTCCTTGACGAAAGTTGTTGAGGTTGGTAGAAGGCGTTCCGGCTTAACTGCATCAGCGTACTGCTCTTCAACAATACCACCGTATGTGATAGCCGATGGGAACGGTAGTGTGTTCCACACGTCTTCCCATCCTTTGCTGACATTCTTTCGCTCTCGGACACTCACAGTACATTCCGAAAACATCTGAGGTACATGCCACTCATTCGGGTCTTTGGATGTTACAGTAAGGCGCAAGTGGCTTTGTGCGTCCATGAAATTCTCCTTCTCGTTTCCGTAGAAATGGTAAGTGCGTTGCCATCGGTAAGGTGTGATAGGTTCACCGAAGCGACCCCAATCCGGATTGTTTTGTAGAATGGCGACTGATAGACCATGCTCTTCAAACAAGAACCACGGCTTTTCATCCGCGCTTTCTTCTGTTTTCTTGACACCATCTTTACCTTCAAGCATCCATACACCGTCTTGAGTAAAAGCGCGAGCAACAAGACCATTCTCAATTGCTTCACTCATATCATTAAGTGCGGCTGATACAGCCGGCGCTCTCTTTCGTTCTTGTGCATCTCGCACCTTGCTGTCGATACCAATAAAGTACCCTACAAGTTTAACTGCGTTCGACGCTGATGTGTTCGACATCACTCTTCGTTCTACGATGAAGGATTCGGCGGCTTCGATTAGGAAGTCGTCATCTTCTTCACTTGGGTTACTAATTCCGAGGTCGGACGCAAGGTATTCTTCAAATGCGTCATAAGATTCGGTCACCGTCTTGCTGTGCTTTTCAGCCCACCATTTCAATCGCTCTTCCACCTCCGAGTGAAAGGTTTGTTCGTTGTTGCTTGCTTCGTTTTGTTCGTTTAGGTTCATACTTGTTCCTCCTTTTTGTTTGTTTCTTGTCTATACAGGGTTGCTATGAAGTAGTCCACGAAGGACCGACTCGATAGGGGCCATGTGTGCATTCGTAAAACGAAATCTCCCCACACAGACAAGAAGGTATATAATTGTTCTGCCTCAAAACCGACAGAAGTGGCATAATCATGGAGTTTTACCATGACGCCGTGTATAGTTGCGTTGTTACTTGAAATCATTTCAAGCATAACTTTGTGAAGTTCTTCCCATTCACCCGCCGCAATCAACATCGCGGCCTTATCGAAGTCTGTTGAATTCGTTGGGAATGGTTTTCCACTCGTCAAGAAATTTTGCATTGCTCGCAAATCGTCACCGTAATGCAACTTAAGCAGTTTTGCATCTGCTTGAAGCATGCGTGGTGCGTCAATGATATTGTGGTCAAAGAGAAGTTGCACATAGGCGTCTATATCTTTTTCACTATAGTCACCGAACGTGAATTTCGTGCAACGTGATTGAAGCGCGGGGATGATTGCTGATATGTCATTGCATGTTAGAATGAAATTGACTTCGGATTTTTCCATGATTCGTCGTAGCGCTTCTTGTGCTTGTTTTGTTAGACCATCGGCCTCATCCAATAGAATCCATATCTGTCGCCAAAGAGGATTGCTTTGTGCTAACTCCTTGACCTTTGTTCTGATGTGGTCGATTCCGCGCTCATCAGAAGCGTTGAATTCGACAATCTCATGGTCGCATTCGTTAGCGATAACATAGGCGGCAGTCGTCTTACCCGTTCCGGGTGGACCTGCGAATAACATATGTCCTATGTCACGCTTGTTTTCTGTTTGCTTCCAATCGTCTACCCAATAGAAGGGTAGTTTCATACTATCTTTTCCGATGCACCATTTGGCTCTTTTTGGTTTGTACATTTCGTTTTCACCACTCATTAAGAAGAATCCAACGCGGGAGTATTTAAGGGGTCATGCATGTTAGGGTGTTTGTAGGGAGAGGTAAGACGCTCTTTTTCCATGTGGCATTCCGACCTTCTCATCTTAATCAACTACGAGAAATGCCTCTCCCTACACCTTTTACGGTTTTTCGGTTTTCCTACTGAAACAGTAAGTAAACTATTTTCTATTTCATTTTCGTGAGGGAAACAGGAAAACCGAAAAAGGATTCACATAGAAGCGAAACGTCAAGTCTTCTATTCAATCAATTCGATGGCGTCGATGATGTCTTGATACGTCGCCCGTCGTTTGTTCACCTCAAGTAAACGCAACATCTTCAACATCCCATCGGTGTCTTTGACGTACTGCTTGATAGGCGTCAATAGGCGTATCAGCATCATTATCTGTTCCTTGTCTTTGATGACCCTCGCAGTTATCCCCTGCGTCGATAACCACATATTCAATTCGGGTTCGTCCTGTGGACTCACAATAACACGCCTCGCGATTCGATACCCGATTCGAGTTCGTGGTGCGAAATGGACGCTCGCTTGAAACCGACATTCTCTCGCCAACCACGCAAGGAAGAAGTCGTCATTCATCGTTCGTCCTCTCCATCAAGTCACCGATTTGAATGGCGTCGTACATACCGAGTGTGGTATCCAATCGAATTAAATAAGGCGCGCGAAGGATGTTCTTCTCTCTATCGAATTTCAAGGCATGGAAGATGCCGACAGTACCATCGTCGCATTCCCTGTACACATTCGACTCCATCATGTACGACAGCGAGTGAGGTAATGCATCTTCTGCGACAAAGGCGTATCCGATGGGGTATGGTTCAAACCCATCAAGCGCCCCTATCTTCATTCTCACGCCCTCACTATCACGCTTACCACCGAGTATCAGAAGCGGTAGGTCAAAGGTTCGACGTGGTACAATGAAACCACCCACAGCGCCACTATGAAAGTACGGGCGGTCACCATCAATCAGACGCAACGTTTCGTATCGCTCCAACGATTCGACTAACGTGCGAAGATGTTTCTTCGATTCGACCACGCGCGAATTAGTACATCTTTCTATACGGTTCGACCTCCACAAATCCGGCGCATCGTCGCGGTACAACCATTCAACCAACGTACCTTCCCCGTCTACCTCCGCAACAAAATCAAATTCTCCATCAATGTCGCATTCGACATGGGACACGTTCGCGCCCCTATCAAAACAAAATACCCTCCCGTTCTTCCGATGAACAAAGTGGTGTTGTGATTTGATTATCTCGTAATGTGTATTTGAAAATGGGAGTGACCAATACGGCCAACGCGAATACTTCGGTCCAATGAAAGCGAAGCATGGTTCGATTGTGTGGTTATCAGACAAATCGCCCATGAAGGCTTTGAGGATGACATCATGAGAAGGCATGATTGTTCGCGCGTTCATCAACCTATCTCTTGAATAGTCGGTCTTGGTACAGACGCCACCCATGATGTTCGTATAATTGATGAGCGTTCGACCAAAACAGAATCCCCAAAACACAGTAGCGGCGATTCGACTCATGGACTTGAATAGGATGTCAGCATTGACATTCTCTCCATCCACGATTGATTGTTTTAATTGACGCGCCTCTAAGAGTGTGAGTGATGATTCGACAACGGCGGGTGATTCATCAGCGAGGATGAGTGGGAGTTCCTTTTCTTCCCACAGGTCATCGTACTCTTCGGGGAATATACCGTAGGTGGTGTTGATGAGCGTGAGGATGTGATTCGACTTCACACGGTCTTTCGGAGTGGCGCAAACAATTTTGATAATGTCTTCAAGATGATGAGGGTTAGCATACAGCATATCTCCTATGAGTTGATACTTCTCACTTTTCGTCCGCGCGGTTTGGACAGCCGCGACACAAGATGCTAAAGACTCAAGATTCATTCTTCCTCATCCACGTCAAGATTGTTCAACGCGGACACTAACATGCCTCTCATGTGTGGTGGCACATCGGAATCCATATACTTGCTACCGAGTAGAATCACAGTTTCATTAACAATGTGATGTAGAAGCGAGTCGTTGTCTGACAATTCGATTGCCTCACCACGCTCGATGACACGAAGTCCGCGCCAATTGAAAAACAAATCATCACCCGCTATGAGATGGTAGTCCATCGGCGTCATCAAGACCTCATGCACTTCACCTTCTTCTTCATCGTTCGGATGGGTTACACGCACAGTCCATTGGTCAATGATGACAGGCTCCCCGTTCTCATCTACGGATGGTACAGCATGCATAGTCCATTCGGGGTTATCCAAATCAAAATTGATAAGCGGTATCCCCGATTCGGGATGCGCCCACGCTTCCGCCGCTTTTTGAGCCGCGCTGATTGGGTCTTCGATGAGTTCAGCACCTTCGATATTGAATTCGACTTGAATCTCATCACACACTTTCGATAGGCGTTCGACTGCCATAGCCGATTCGACAGGATATTGACGCAATGTCAATTCCTTTTCAGCAGTCTTTTCCAACAGCGCACCGCTAACAGACCATGTGTCACCAACGGCCATACTACTAAAGTGGTTATCTGTCCAATCTAAATCTTCTTTCTGTGGTTGCCAATCGTCAATCAAGTTCCATCACCTCTACTGTGTTTTCAAAGAAGACTGCGCTATCGCAACATTTTGCAGGGTACAACGTGCTACCATCCTTCAACAAAAGACAGACGCTATCGGCACTAACGGCCTCACCACAAATACAATGCGCATCACCGAGAGCGATGAAAGCGTATTCGTAAGCGATGACATTGACGTACTCCCCATCTTTCTTGATGTTGAGTTTATCCATGCGCACTTTGCTACCATCGGGTCGTACAATCTCGCCTGTATCGCTGATGCTCTCAACTTTGAGTTTGTATTTGCGCATCACAAACAACCTTCTTCGTTCACCCGAAGTTGGCATAGGATATTATCTTTCCTTCACCCACGCAGGGAGGAATACCATACTTGTATTCCAAACACCTGCACAGGTTTCGCAATGAATATCGGTATGGTCAAACACGCCTTCATGCGCTGTTCTGAATATCATCATGTCAGCCAACGGTATGCATCCGTTCGGACATTGTGTCTTGAGAATCATCACATCAAGTGGTTCGGCTTCTACAGTCGCACTCATTCTTCTTCCTCCAATATCTTTTCAATCTCATCAGCGTGTGAGTCTATGATTTGCTTCTCTTCGTTACCGCAGTCCTTTCTCATACAGAATCGGAAACCTGCTCGTCGTGAATTAGTACAGTTGCGCTTGTGACATGGTTCTTGAAACAATCTCATATGATGCTCACCTTCCCTTCTTTCAATTTCTTCGTTAATTCCTTGACAACAGTAAAGCGCCAACCGCTTGAACCGTCGAGGGATTGCTTGACGATTCCCGCTTTCGCGGCAACCACCTCATCGAACATTGTGTCGATAGTATCCTTCGCGCTCAGTATAACTTGATGACATGTTGCACTCTCTTGTGTCATACGTCGCACTCTCGCCGCCGCCTGTTGCTCCCATGCGGGAACCCATTCGCGCTCAACGAAGAGTGTGGTGTTTGCTCGGTCAAGATTGACTCCTTCCTTCATAGCCATTATAGAACAGATGAGGAATTCAGAACCACCTGCTTGAAACTCATCAACGATGATTTGTCGTTCGTCGTGTGGTGTTTCGCCACAAATAACGCGGATGGTCTTGTGTTCATCATAGAACGTATCCAACTTCTCGTAGAGTATATCAAGAACGTCCATGTGATGTGCGAAGATGACAAGCGGTCTACCTGTTTGGTCGTGGTAATCAGTCGCCCACTTGACCGCCGCTTCTGTTTTGAGTCGCCCTGCGATATGGCGTAGTTCAGTCATCATGTTGAGTGTGAACCCTGCGTCTGTCGTACCCCAATTTACCTTTTGCTTTTGCCACTCTTCCATCCATGAATTGTACTCAATCTTGTATGCCTTCTGTGCCTGTTCGGGTAGGTCAATCTCAATGATGGACTGTACCAAGTCGGGCATGTCTTTGCTGATGCGTGGGTCGTCCATCGAACGACGTAGCATGAAGTCACGGAGCAATGTGTTGAGAGGTGGTGTGCCATCAAGACTGTGTTCGATGTTGCTCGCGCCACTAAAATCCCAATGCCCGTAGTCTGTTCGACGTGCATTACAGTAGCGCTGTGCAAATGTCCAAAAGTTTCCAAACTGCGCAGGTAACATCATGTTCAACGGAGTGAAGAATTCACTCGGTCTGTTGAGGATAGGTGTTCCCGACAACGCAATGATGCCATCGACTCCCTTAGCGAGAGCGAGCGCGGCTTTGGTACGTTGCGACTTCTGATTCTTCAAGGCGTGAACCTCATCAAAGATGATGCAATCATAACCTTGTTCCATCAATTGTTCTTTGCGCTTATGCAAAATATCGTAGTTGATAATGTTGAATCGTGCCACGCTAATGATACCCTGCCATCCATTGATGATGAAGGTTGAACACGCGTTAGCCGTGTGATTCAACCACTTATCAATTTCGTTCGCCCAATTGTGTTTAACAATCGAAGGGCAAACAATCAAAACGCGTTTATGCTCACCCAATACAACAGAACCAAGCGCTTGAAGCGATTTACCAAGACCCATTTCATCTGAGATGAGAATACGTTTGCGTCCACCTGTCATATACATGACGGGCGCAACTCGTTGGTAAGGTCGCATACTGTTGAACGGTTCTTTGTCGGGCAACTCGACGTCTGTATCAACAGCGCTTGACAATTCGATTCGCTGAATCGTTTCGGCCTGTGCTGTGTGTACTTGAGGGCAAGCCTCGATAGCATCAGCAAGTGGTGCGTAGTGTGGTCGGATAGCATTCGCTACTGCAACTGCGGTGTTTACAGGGATTGTCCACTTCTTCGTCTTACCATTGAAGCGAGCATTACCTGCCGCCGCTTGTTTCATACTCGCGTTGATGTCCTTGTGGTTGGGTTGGTATCCCCATTTCATCACCAACTTGTCGGGATGTGCGAAGACAACTGTGATGTCACTCGCGCAATCCTCAGATGACAGACCATCAATCGTCAATCCGTTGATGGTTAGTATCTGTATCGCCATGTCGATGACTTGTGGTACATCCTGTAGTGACCAATTCTTACCATCCCACTTCGTCTTAGGGAATGGCATCTCGGCTTTCAGTTCTTGACTTACGTTGAACGGGATTGTTGCGAGTCGTACTCGCCCACCCCAATCATCTTTGTATCGCGTCCATGTTACGTTCATTCTTCCTCATCCTCCCCGTTGATAATATCCATGACTATCCATGCGTCATCAATATCCATACCACCGTTTTCCGCATGGTCGCGTATCTTGTTCAGTTTGATTGTTTCTGTCGTTCCTGTCGTAAGCATAGCGTAGTAATCATCCGACGTGCCTTCGGCGAGTATGTTACCATCGCCCCATTCATCAGTCTTGAAATTTGGATAGTGTGTGAGTTGCATGTGGAACACGTTCATCGGTGTTGTCCAAAACATCCAAGCCTCGCGGAGTGTAGGGAAGTAGTGCGATTGGTCAGAACAACCAAGCGCGCCTCCTTCTTTGTACGCTTCGACATCTTCGGGTCCTTCTGTCCATATGTCGATGGCGAATTCGTTACCCACTTCTTCTTCGATTGGTCCACAAATCATTTCTTCAATATCACGCATTCGTTCAAGAACAAGTGTAGGCCATCCTCCACCATGAATGGTTTTGGATTGATTAAACATCTGCGTCTGTAGCATATCCCAACATTGCTCGTATCGAGTCATGGCTGTTTCGCGTAAATGCGGTGTTTCAATCTCAATGTGGTTCTCTATGTAATCATCGGGCATCATTCTTCCTCCCTCCCGTTGAGAAAATCCTCGACGCTTATGCGTCCTTCATTCTCAAATCCAAGTGTTAAGTATATCTTCTTGAAGTCGCTGTTCACAAAGGCGTGGCACTTCGTACAACTCATTTGTATAGAATCTTTTAATCGAAACAGATTATGCTTCGGTTGGTTAAGCAGTTGCCAATGGTGACCATTGACCTCGCATTCCTCCAACAGTTTGATGACAGACAGACGCGCTTCGATTGCTCGCGCTTTGTCCATCATCTCCGTTTGTATGTGGTTCATTTCATCGTTCAGTTTCTTCAATTGTTTTGCTGTGTGTTCGTTCAGTTTCATATTGTCATCTCCATTTGTTCTTGTTTTGTTTCGGGTAATTTGAAATTAGGATTCCACCATGAAGGCGGGTCTGTTCCGTGATTCCATGTAGCAAACCTGCGCTTGTCTAACATGTAGAATACTCGATAAGCAATGACCGTGTTCGGGAACACTTCGGTGTCAAGCAAATCGGGATAGGTTTCTTTCTTGATAGCGCGAGCGAAAGGTGTCAATTCGCCTTCGGGTATCTTGTCCATCAATCCACATAGGTGTATGATTTTGGGGGCGCATGAATGCGCCTTACCGTATCGTTGGTAAAATTCTTCGGACAAAGCAATAGCATGCCAACATAGCCATTCGTAATTAGCGCGAGTATCACCCGCCCATACTGTACAGGGGTGCTTGTGATAACCACCCTTGTACGGTTTACCTTTGTCGGTTAGTGGTAGTTCGTTCGGTTGAGCGCCATGTCGAATGACAGCACTCGCAAGCATCTGTGTCGCTTCCAACGTCATCTTACTTGCATGCACGTCACATACGGACTGCGCCGCAATGACGGGGTTTCTGTGTAAAGCAAATATGTTCATTGTATCATCTCATTGGTGGTCTACAACCCATTGTTCTTCTGTATCAGCGAGGCAACTGCCATCACCTTCATCTGTAATGTGTACTCTTTGGTTCGCACCCCATAGATTAAGCGCGAAATACAAACCACAAGCAGGGCAATGGAATTCAATGACCGATTCTATAGACATCAGTTCACCCGATAGTTCGGGTGCATCGAAGTTATGGTGTTGTCCGTGTATGTACATGAAATCATCCTTACTCATGTCAGTCATCACTCATCGCCTCCGAACATTTCATAGTAGAAACTTTTCAACGACGCGGGTTGGTAATCAAACACATCGCAGTAGCGCTGTAACCCTGCTTGCAAATCGTCAAAGTCACCATCGCTTGAGATGATGGCTTCGGGTACATGGTTCTTGAGTGAAAGATAACATGCAACAATGTATTCATCGTAATCCATCTGTCTTGTTTTGGTGAAGATAAGCGTTCTACCTTTACCTTGTTCATAATCTCGACCTTGAGGATTGCGTTCAACTTCAAACCATTCATAAGGGCCTTGCACTTGAATCAAATTGTCATCGAGCCATGCCTGTTTATTCATCCATTCACCCGATTCACAGATGACTTGTATGTCTTCTTTGAGGTCTTCCCATGCATGTTTTTCGATTGGCGCTAACGGGACATATGCGTAATGCGTGTAACCCATCAAGCATCAACTCCGTACAGTTTGTCGAACAATCCTTCGTTTTCATGTCGAGGCGCGAGTAGTGTTCGCTTCAATTCTTCGTAGTTGTGCATCCAATTCGCTACAATTTTTACTGAAGCCCTGCTTCCTATGTTATCGAAAGCGTCTTGTAGATAGGCGGGAGAACCAAACATGTTGGTAACTCCGCTTTCTCGTAGGTCTTCTAAGAATATGTAGTATTCTTTCCATTCGTGCTTTATTGGTTTTTCATTGTCAGTCATTGTATCAATCTCCATTGGTTTGTCTTTCCTTGTTGTTTTCTTTTTTGTTTATCGACTCGTTCAAAGTCGGGGCTTTTCCTTAGCACATAGTTTAATTTGTACTTGTTAGGAATAGATGCGCGTCTACCTGTTCTTGTTGGTACACCCGCAATCCATTCACATGCTGTCTTAGCATGGAATGGTTGGGTCAAATCTTGACCGCAGTTCTTCAAAGCGTTAAGCCATTGTCGCTCAACACTCGTAATCGTTACACTTCGGGTCGCGCCCATCCTGTGTCCGTATTGGAAGTAGAGTGATGTAGACATCATTCCCACTCTCCCGTAACAGGATTGAACGTCGGTTCTTCATCGGTCATTTCAAAGTCAATAACGTCGAAGTCGTCATCGAAATCCTCGATGTCATCATCGTCGCTCATTGCTTCAACGATGTTATCAACAACGGCGTCTATGATTTCAAACTCTTCATCGGGTACTTCCTCCCAAATGTCATCACGGAACAACGGTGGTAGCAACGTGAATTCGTTCTCCAACGCTTCGATTGAAGGGATTGTTTCATCTTGCTCTACCATCGGCGCAACGATGTAAAACCATTCATCTTTGACGCTCAATAGGACAGGTGCGTTCTCAGTAAATTCATCGTCATGCTTCACACATAGACCGTAGATGTGTACGCGGTCATTTACACGCTGAAATTGGCGCAAGAACCATTGAATGTATGTGACATCGTAGGCCGTTCTTGAAATGAAGACCTTCTTGAGTTTTTCATATCCATTCTCCTTCCATTGCTTCTTTGTATCATTGATGCGTTGGTTCTCATCCTTTGGTGAAATGAAACCGAGATGTTCCCATTTTCGATTGTAGACAAGCGCTTCGATTGCATGCCATTGGTCTTGCTTTGGTTTGTTATCATCACGATTCAACTTTGAAGTGAATGGATGTAGACAAGCGACATGTGATTGAGAAACATGCGCATCACTTATCTTCACAGGTAGAAACTTGTTGATTTTATCACGACTTGGGCGACTCATTCTAAATCCTCCAACTGTTCATAGAGTGATGCGAGGGTTCTCAAGTCATGTGAACCATAACCTGTATGCTCCATGCTGTCCTTGAGTGCGTCGATTTGACTTCGCAATTCACTCTTCTTGTGTTCCTTGCTGACAAACTCAACAACGACACCATCATTTGACCATGTGAATTCATGTCCTGTTTCAAGTAGTTCGTTGAATTTTTCTATGTCATGTTCAGTAATCATAAACGAGATGTCTTTTAATTTCGGCATCCTTTCATCTTGTAGTCTTTCGATTACACTTTTCTGTGTGCGACAGTAAAGTAACAAGTCGTTGATGTCGCTACTACCACACATTTCAATCATTTCTTGTTCGATTATTCCGTCTTCATTCATTCAAAATCCTCCACGATGCTTTCTTCCTCTTCAGCCCATACATCTTTGCGCGCTTCTTCGGCTCGGTCAAGTGCGTTCTGACTCCATTCGGTTCGTGTTCGGTCTTCACCGCACGAAACCCAAATCCAAAAGCGACAGCGATTGAGTTCAACGTAGTGCTTTGCACCCTCTTCCCAATGCTCACTCGCTTCGGTTGGTTTGTTGTTGAAGTGTTCTCGCATCCATTTTTTGCATTGCGTCTTGTTGATGATAAGAGATGGTGCGCCCCAACCACCGCTAATGCGGATGATGTCTGTGCGTTCTTCTTTTTCATTCCACAACTTGACATTAGGATACTTTGCATTGTATCGCAAGTCCACCTCCAATTCATGTAGCGCATCGCTGATGCTATACACCTTCGTCTTTCGTTCTTCGTGCTTCTGTTCTTCCTTGTTTTGTTCTTGTATCATTCAAATTCCCCCGTTAGTGGATTAAATTCTTTCTCAATCTTTGTGACCATGTTTGCAGGTATCGTCCATGTAATCGTAACATGGTCGTCGTCACGCACCTTGAGTTTGGTGCGCCCTTTACTGATGATTACGCCTGTAAGAGTTTCCCCGTAGCGCTTATCTTTCTTGCGATTGTTCTCCCACGATACGCGGTCACCAACCTTAAACTCGAAAATCTTGTTCATGTTGTTGGTCATTCGCTTGTGTTTGATGAGGTCACAGCAATGTGAGTTAATAATCACAAGAGCGCCTTCATCACATTCGTCAAGCGCTTTTAAAATTTCATCGACAGTAGTGAAGTCACTCATTCGTCCACCGCCCATTCGCCACCTGTTGAGCGTCCTTCGGAAACAGACATCTGAAGTTTAGCAAGCGTCTGTTTGTCCAACTTTGTGAGTGCGTTACCCCACTCAAACTTCTCGTACCGTCCCGAATTCCATTCATCGACATTGACACCGATAGGCGGTGGGCTGTTGATGCCACCCGTTGCAGGGTCAAAGGTAACTTGGTCGAATTTTTCACACACGACAGCCATCATACCACCACGATGTCCACTCATGTTCAAATCTCTCGTTACTATCGTCCATCCCCATGCATCACGGCATGCTGAACCACCACAAGGGCAGTCGCCTACGGTGAATACCAATGGCAATCCGTTCTTGTCAAAGCCATCACAAACATCAAGTTGTGATATGCGCTCTTCCCAACCTTCAATACTCTTGAGAGTTATGTCAATCATCGGGTGTCCTTCGGGTATGTCGGGTAGTGTTTCTTCGATGAAGATACGTCGAACCTCATCGACGCTCTTCCCTTTCAATACCACCTTTCGTATTACTTTCAATCTGCTTTTATCTGCTGTATTTTTGTTACTCATTGCACTCATTGTTCTACCTCCACTTTCTCAAATGGAATCATTACATTGCTTGAACCGCATCGCTTATCGCATGCGTCCATCAACATGTGTGTGCCGACCCTCGCATGAGGACGGATGTTCATGTGTCCACACTTGCAACGCCAACCGACGCTCAAATCTTCACCTCATAGACCATGTTGCCTTCGTCATCTCGACTCCATGAGCCACCGACGCCGATTGAATCTCCGATTGCATCAAGTACACGCTCATACAATTGAGCATCCAAACGATGTAGGTTCTCAACAAACGAATCAGCGTCCATTGTAACTGTGACAAGACCTGTGATTGTTGGGCGCTCTTTGCGGGAAGCCTCAATTGCATCATCTTCTAACTGTAGAGGGCGCTCATCAATCCAATCGTGGACGATGGCTTGCACCTCTTCCTTTCGTTCATCTTCGGGCATGATGCCCTCGTAGATGTTCGCGGCTTGTAGTGGCGTGATGTTGCTGTAGTACACAATACGCTTGTAGTGTACATCGCGCTTTTGAAAAACGCCCCCATTTGCAACGGCACTCTTCAAGGCGTTTCGCATCTGTACTTCTGTTGGTTTCCATGTGCGCTTATGTACACGGTCAATTGCCATGCGAAGAGTCAATGGCTCTTCGGCATAGTCAATTAAGCGCGTGACAAACGCTACATTGGTTTCCTTCGGTTCTTTCTTCATTTTTCTTTGTTGGGTATTATTTAACATTCTTTTACCTCCGTTTTGGTGGTGACGTTGCACCATTCTTGTCGTAGCGCTTACGCTGTAAGCAACTTCAATCAAGGGTGTATTGTCAAAGGGTGGAGGGGGATGTGGGGCATGGGAAAAAGCACATCCCCCTCCTAAGAGAGTGTAGTCGCACTTTCGGTGACGACAAGACCTTGTTACTCGTTACGACTGTGTAGTAAACAGTTACTTACTCAATTGTTTTGAACGATGAGTGTTTTCTTCCATGTATCTTGATACAATGGAATGTCTTCGATGGAAGTGAGTTCGCTCTTCTTTGCGTTCTTCGTAGCCTTCATTGGTACTTTGAGCGCCGATGGGTTCTCTTCAAAGAATTGTCGGAAGTGCGCCATGTCTTCAATTTCATCAACATCGAAGTGTTCGCAGTATGATGCAACAGCGCTGTGAGCAATGTCTTCAAAGAAGTTGGTTGCTTTTCCACTCTTACGCATGAAGTTGTCCATCTTCTCACCTGTACCTGTCATTGGCTTGTTGGTGTTACCATCAACAAAGATAGGCTTGTGCGTGAGATAACCCGATACAACATTGTAGGCGTGGCTGAGTGTACCAACCGCATCACCCTCGACCTTAACGAAGTCCAAGTCGGGGTCAATCCAACCATTGTTCATGGCCTTCCAAGCGTGTCCGTGTGTCACCTTGCTGATGTTCTCCAATGCCTTGACAGGGATGTTTGGTAGTGGGTTGCCCTCTTTGTCAAACACCTTGTCATAGTTCGCCATATCGACCTTGACACTCGGTTGAGTTACCAAGCCTTGTCGGTCAAATGCTGTGAGTAGACGGTCAAAGGTTTGCATTTCGATTGGAAGGTTGCGTAGAACACCCATACAAAGCAAGTGCTGTTGCGCTTCAAGGAAAGCGGCTCGCAACTTCTGTGCGATGTCGCCGACATCGAAAGCGGCCATTGAACCACTCATGTGTCGTACCTTGAACATCAATTCGTTTGAACCGCGCATAGCCAAATTCTTACAGTAGGTGCGCATAACAGTCAAGTAACCTGCAAGAGCGCCCTTTCCATCGTTCTGATTGACGATTGTAACACCACATCGGTGACCACCGTTCTCTTCTGCGAGGAAGGCTTCTCTTGTATTCGCATTGAGGTTGAGATAACCTGTCAAACTTTCAGCCGCATCCTTTCGATACTTTGTTGCCATGTCGCTGATGTCAATGGTCAAGGAAGCCTTAGCGCCCTTGTCGTATGATACAGCATCCCACACTACACCTTCGATGTCATCGACTGCTTCAACGATAGGGATGATGAGGTCGGGGTGGTCGAGGTGTTGGAAGTTTGGACCCATAGCGCGGTTGAGAACAGCACCATAGACAGGATGCTTTGGGCTGTTCGGCGCTTGTGTCATCGGCTTACCTGCGAGAGTTGGGTTGGTCAAGATGCTTACACGCTCATTACCTTGTGCGTCACGCATAGGAATGTGAGTGTTCACCTGTGGTAGAATAGCGTTGAGTTCTGCTACAAGAGCATCAACCTTACCTTCACCAACGTAATCGGCGCAAATCTGAGCAACTTCGTTCTCAAGTTCTTGTTGGGCTTCGGGGTTGGGGTAACGAACATCGACAGGAAGTCGGAGAGCGCGGTAATTCCACGGCCCAAAGTCCTTGTCACGCTTACCACGAAGCATCGAGGCGGCGATGTCTGTTTTGAGTCCCAATTCCTTCGACTTGTCTTCGACTTGAGCGTAGAGTTTTTCACGCAGTTTGGCGGCATCCTTAGCGGCTTTCTCCTTTGCGCTTATCTTCTTGCTGTCATCGCTGTCGTCACCGTCGTTTGGTAGAGTGGTGACTGCGCTTGTGGTAGACAATTCGATTCCGTTTTCTACGACAGGTACGCTGTCATCAAAGTCTTCAATGTCGTCATCAAAGTCTTCAACACCGTCGTCGGATTCGACTACATCGAAGTCATCAAAGTCTACGATGTCGTCAGATTCGACAACAGGTGGGAAGATGTCTGCAACAGCCTGTCCTTCCTTCCATGCATCTGAAATGTCCTGTTGGACGCTACCTTCGATAGCGCATTGGTAGACATCGGCGACATTGATATTAGCGCCTTTCAGTTGCACAGACTTCAGAAGAAAAGCGATGTTGCCATCGCTCAACTCTTCGGTGTGTTCAATCATCTCCTGTAGGATGAAGCGTTCAACTGTACCCTTGTTGGGGTCGTTGAAGGTCACCTTCACCTTTGGGTCTTCCATGTTGCTTTCTTCGGTCAATTGACCGAAAACAACAGTTCGTGCTTGCTTGTTTTCTTTCGGCATACTTATTTTCCTCCTTGTTTTTTGTGTCCTGTGGACTGTGTTGTGCGAGATTTCAAGTTCTCGCAGTATATCTCAATGACTTTCTTGAAGTCCTTGAGTCGTTGTTGTCGTCGTTCTTCTTCATCATCAACGATGATGTAAACGTGGGATTGTAGATAAGGTTGAGTCGTCATTCCGCATCACTCTTGTAACAGTTGTAACATGTCCAACCTTCTTTTTTCAAATCGTCATCCATTAGATGACAATTGCATACCAATTTTTCTCCATTAGCATCTCTTCTCTTAGTCATTCAGATTCCTCCAAATCGAAATCCAATACGTCTGAATCGTCATCATCGAAATCCAATACGTCTGAATCGTCCCAATCGAAGTCTTGTATTTCTGACACGCGCTTATCTCCTGTATTATCCTGTGTTGTAGGAGGTATATTAAGATTAGCGCCTATTTGATTTGATTCGATGAATGTGTGGCATCCATCTGTTGAGCATTCCTTCATACCTTGAGCATGATTCCACCAATAACCATCGGTGCATCGAGGGCATTCGATTAGATTAGCGCTGACTCCACCGTATGTCAAGTGCTTTCCACCGTGTAGAACATCAACTGAGTTCTTCCACAAGTAAACGTGCGTCGATGGTGTGTTCACCATCTCTC